TAGGTTCGACTCCTATTATCGGCACCATTTAAATCAATAAGTTACACATCATTAGTACCTTCCTTATTTTTTGACTGGGACAAATTTGGGACCGATGGGTTCAGGATCGAGTCTATTTGCTGTGCGTGTTCGGTAAGGTGATTAGGTGCAAGGTGAGCATATCGACGAACCATTTCGATAGACTCCCAGCCTCCCATTTCCTGTAACACTGACAACGGGACTCCGACTTGAACCAGCCAACTTGCCCAGGTGTGTCTCAAGTCGTGAAATCTGAAATCATCAATACCAGCCCGTCTCAGCGCCGCTTTCCAGGCTGTGTTTGCGTCATACCGCATCTTCCTTACTGTTGGCGCTTTCGTTCCGTCTGGTTTGGTACAGCTTTCCTTGTACACAAATACCCAACGGTGATGATTCCCGATTTGTTTTTTCAATACGCGACATGCAGTATCATTCAGCGCAACGCCAATTGCGCGGTTTGATTTACTCTCTTCCGGGTTTATCCATGCCACCCGGCGCTGCATATCTATTTGTTGCCATTCAAGGTTGATGATGTTCGAGCGTCTTAAGCCTGTTGCCAGTGCAAATTCAACAACAGACTTTAATGGCTCCGGACATTCATCAATCAGCCTTTGTGCTTCATGGGGCTCCAGCCAGCGGATCCGTTTATTCTTTGGTTGAGGCACTTTAATAATTGGTGCCTTATCCAGCATTTTCCATTCACGCTCTGCGGCTCTTAGTAGGGCCTTTATAAATGAAAGATGCGTAGCCTTCGTTGCAACGGACGCTGGTTTTGGCGTGTATTCTGGAACAGGTTTCCCTTTTTTCTGCATGCTTCTGCCCTGAGTTTCCAGTTTTCCTCATGACGCCGGTTCGTCATTTTCTGCATTGCTGAATAAATTTTTGATTCAGTAATGTATCTTAGTTGCATTCCTGCGAAATGTTGAAGCCAGAATCCGATCCGGCTTTTGTCATCGTCCAGTGATTTTTTATGTGCTTTCTCTTCAAGCCACCTGACACACGCTTCCTCGAACGTTATATCAGGTATTTCACCAAGTTTGCTGACCCGCCATGCTTCAGCCTTTAGCTTGTCATGGAGTTCTGTCGCCTGCCTTTTGTCCTTTGTTCCAAGAGACTGTTTAAATCTTTTACCGTTCGGCAATGTGAAACTGGCGTACCATATTTCACCTCTGCGGAAGAGTGACATTTTCTTTCCTCTGTTATGCCATCACCCGCGCTCACCTGGACAGTATGCAGCGGAGACTGAAGAGCCGCAATGCAGGCTTGTCGTGTTGTGAGGTAAGGAGATTTATTCTTAGTGGGATCTTTGCGTGTTGCCTGAAGACGCCCTGTGCGTATCCAGTTAATGGCAGTCGGTCTGGATATCTTGAGAAAATGACAGGCCTCATCGAGTGTGAGGCTGTATGGCTCCATTATTTCACCTCTTGCTGTGACATTGTTGAAAAATGGATACCAGCTCGTTGCTGCCAGACGATCCAACCGAGAGTCATATCCCATGCCATGTATTCGTTATCGCCGTTTTTTGCTCTCCGACGATCTACTAAGTCACCGAAACGCTTTTCCATGAATAATTCATAAGATTCGCGTTCATCTGGTTCTACTTCCAGAGATAGGAGTGCGATTTCATAAGCACGGCGCTCAATATCGTCTCGCACGTCAAGGCTGCTGATACGCTCTTTAATTTCTTTAATCAGTTCTTTGTCGGTAAAAGTGGTCATTATGCTCCAGCCTCCGGTGCTTTTGGCATTACTGCCCAGTGAGTGATATTGACGTTTTCAAGGTCCCCGACCTGAAATGTCCACTGCCATTCTCCGGTTTCTTTTTGTCCCCAGGTGTACCAGAGAGAACGCCAGCCAATTAGCCAGCCTTCTCCGTTAGCATCGAATAACAAAACACTTTCATTTGCTGGTGGCAGTTCAGTTGACACTGGTATTACTTTGTTTTCCTGTGCTGCACATTTAGCTTCAAGCTCATCGAATTTACGCACCAGGTATTCAGCATCTGTTTCATTTACTTTCAGATCTCGCGGTACACATCTCCCACGAAGAAACCCTTCCATTTCGAAAACATTCATGCGCATTTGCGTAACTCCGATAACTCGTTAAAGCGTTCCATAAACATCCCGTAGGCATGGCCCGGTGCCAGTGGAATCACGTTGAACATCTCTGTTGCCGGGATACCTTCCAGTACAGACCAGAAAGAGCCATCATCAAGCCCGAGATCGCGGCGTTCGGTTGCCAGCATGATGAGATCGGCATATTTCACGGGCGTACTCATAACTGGGGGTAACCCGTATTTCTCACGGATTACGGCGTCTATTTTTTCTTCCATTTGTTTATAGTCAGGAAGAAGGCGTTTCAGTGGTGCGGGAATGTCCTGGCAATACGCTTCTGTTGCATCATGCATTAACGCTTCAAAAGCAAATTCCTGCGGCACCAGCTGGCTGCAAAGAACCGCATGTTGGGCGACGCTGTAGAAGTGCGAAAGATGACCGGCAAAGCGACAGATATTTGAAAGGGAAACCGCGATATCGTTAATATCGATGTCGTCTTTATTTATCCTGTCATAATAAAAATGCTTCCCGGAAAAAGTTTTAATAAATGACATTTTGTTCTCCACGTATATGCGCTGCACCGCGCTGAATTCTGGTAAAAAGAATCCCTCACCATCCGGCGATTATTGAGTAAATTACGTTTCCATAAATGCCCCCGCAGGGGCATTTGCAGTAATGAAATCAGGCGGTGAAAGTACCAATAAAGGTTTCTACTTTGCTGTCCTTGAATTTCTCAACAAGCAGATCACGAAATTCGTTAGCCATTTCTTCCTGCACCGCCTCCAGCTGAATAATGCGCAGAACCAGTACAGGACGATCGCCAGTGATAATACTGAGGCGTAATTTAAACGGACGTTCTTTCAGACCTTCAAACGGAACGCATTTAAATTCAAATGCCACTGGCATAATGTCTTTGGTCTTCGCTTCGACAGACTCCATCAGGGAGCGTTTGCCGCTGAAGTCATTATCTTCAAAATCAGCGGTCTGGTTTGCTTCAATCGTGATTTTACGGACAGCAGCAGCCGCTTTTGTTGCCTGAATAGCGTCACCATTAGCATCAAAGCCCACAAGATAGTCGGCCCAGTCTTCAATCCATTCTGCTAGTGACTTCTGGGAGTTACGCTCGCCGTTAACAGACAACAGAGCAGAGAACGGTGCTGTCTTTTTCAGTTTGAGTGTGGCGGTGTTATCTGCGTGACCTGGTTCATCAATAGTACCTAGGTTAAGCACACTGACGGCACGCATATTATCAGCATCGATAAAGCAGCGGGTGCCTTCATCTGCAAGATCTTTAGAATAACGGGTAAAGTCATCGATGCTGGCAGTGGAAAGCGCACCACGGAAACGGAAGCGATTTAAATTAAATTTTTCCAGATCATGAATGCGGAAATTCTCAGGCAATGCCACAGCATCGGCACCAATCTTACTGATAATTTCATTAACACCCTGAGCAGAAATAAGGGCATGGATTTGATTAATTGCGGTTGCGTCTAAGTTCTGAGACATAATAAGTCCTCACTATATAAAGATATTCAGTGATGAGATAAATAATCAGTTAATTAAAAACGATATTAACGACCTGCTGCGCGGAGTTTTCCGTCAGGTTCACCGGCAAGAGTCAGTAACTGTCCCTGGTCTTCCTGCAGAATAGTCAGGCGACCACCGCGATTGACATACATCGGCGTTTCGGTGGTGTCTTCTTCGGAAATTTTCCCGCGGTTAGTCGGGCGAACATATGAGAGTTTGTGTTTGATTTTCACACGGTTCTCATCAAATGGTTCGATTTCCAGGTTGAGTGAGACCTTACCTTTGGTTTTCGTGTTCATCACACCGGAAGCGACTTCACTGAGAACTGCGCCGATTTTGGTTTCAAATACGCCGCCGTCCAGCTCCCCGATAAATGCCTGCACATCAGTACTGCGTTCGCTAGCCATTTTGCTGCTCCTCATCATATCGACCCTGCAAGGCCGATTAGTTTCTCCACAAAACAGAGAAGAACACCTGCGGTGGCTGCCGCCCGGATGGATTGGGTTATGAGCCCGTCGTCCGGTGATGCTCTTCTCTGTTTTGTAAAAAGGACGGTACCAGCCGGAAGCAAGGGTACAAGCTGGTACCGCCAGGACTACACACAGCATAAAGTTGTGGTGCCGGGTGCCTCCCGGTGCCTGGCGAAGGTTGCACACCAGGCGGGTGGGTATCCACAGAAGGTCGACTGTCAGCCTCAACCTTAACCCGCGTGCGCTGAGCCGCATTCACCACAACGCTAAGGATTCTCTTTGGTTGAAAATACTTAGCTGTTATGTGCCTGTCTTTTCACCACTTCAGGCTCGGTGGTATCCTTTTAAGCCCGTATACATAAAAGGAAAATCAAATGACTTTTGATGAAAAAGAACTTGATAATGCAATTAATAAAATCATCGTAACGTCGCTCTTTTCCTGTCTCAGCGACACTCAGCAGAAACAGTTCTACGAATCGGCTTTCAACATGATCGAGCGTTGTTGTTTCTGCGATGCCGACGAGTTACCTGAAAAAATCAGGAAACAGTTGGCTGATGCTCTTCGAGTGCGACTTTCTGACCAATTTTCTGAAATGTGCTCTCCGAATTTGGACAAATAGAAAAAGGCCATTTCCATTCAGGGTCTGATGGAAATACTTCAGCCTGTTCCAAAGCACGGCGTAAAGAGAACACAACTCCAGCCATAATCTGATGTTTCCCATTGGTCCAGCTATCGCCGCTCTGATCTACAGGGGCGGCTATGTCGTATGACCAAACGACTTCACAGTTATTGTTTAAAATCTGGACTTTCATTTCATACACCTGCTTTAACATGAGTGCCTAGTGGCACAACATGACTCAACGAATCATCCTGGACTTCATATGCCCCAGGCGGCTACTTCGTGGGCGTCCTGCCTGTTCGTTTTTGACATTTACTGACTGCTTACGACACATGCACCGTGTTGCAACCAGATTTTGTTGTAATCCTGTAGTTGGTCTGGAACAAAAGATAAAATTAAATTGCGAGATATGCAAGTTATATTTGCTGGATATGCAAATTGATGGGTAATAAAAAGCCACCTTTCGGTGGCCGATGGAAGGATATTGAGGTTAATTATGTCTCTTAAGGGTTTGCGACTGACTGATTAAGACCTTTCCAAAGACCATGAATCGGTGTTTGTTTTCGCTAGTAATTCCCCATTCACGGTAAATCTGGTTATCAGAAATCACCAGCAGTTTGTCAGGAGTCATTTGAAGTCTTTTAACGTATATTTTGTCATCAAAACCAAAGACATATATACCATCACCATCAAACTGATTGATGCTGACATCAACGAAGATGAGATCTCCTGGCTCAATGGTTGGACACATACTGTCCCCACGAACGTTGATAACTTTGATGTGATTGGCTGGTCGTCCGCCGAACATTGATACAGCATTATCAGTTCTGTATTCGATGGCATGAATCACATCAATGACATCACCGCCCTGGATAAGGCCATTTCCCGCACTGGCACTGATATCCAGCATTTCAATACGGAACACATCCTTCACCTGCGCAACATCCTCATTATTACTGTTTTTATATACAGTATTACTTTTGTGGGCAGAGGTAAAGAGATCAGCAATATCAACACCTAAGCTCTTGGCAATATTACTCAGTGTTTGTTCGGTAAATTGTTTTTGCTTACCCGTTTCTAAGCGCGAGATGTTCGCCGCATCTACTCCTATTGCTTCAGCGAGATCGGCGATTTTCATGTTCTTCGCTTGGCGAAGTTGTCTGACTCGGTTTCCTATGTTCATGCGTTTATTACATTTCTTTATTGCGTGATAAGCAAATCAACTTGCGCAAAATAATTGCGTGAAATAACATGCATAACGCGCAATATTTGGAGGGCGTATGCAATCACCATTACGAAATGTGCGTAAGGCGCATGGTTTCACTTTGCAGCATGTTGCTGCGGGTGTTCAAGTCAATCCAGCGACGTTGAGTCGTATTGAGAGGCTGGAGCAGATTCCATCTATCGAGCTTGCAGAACGTTTAGCCAATTTTTTTAAGGGTGAAGTCAGCGAAATGCAGATTCTTTATCCGGCACGTTTTCAATCTAGCCAAAACCAGAATGGGTTTAAACCACAGGAACAGGAGGTGAACCGTGGGTAAGCATCATTGGAAAGTAGAAAAACAGCCTGAGTGGTACGTGAAAGCTGTCAGAAAAACTATCGCAGCGTTGCCGGGGGGGTACGCTGAAGCTGCTGACTGGCTGGATGTAACAGAGAACGCATTATTTAACCGCCTTCGTGCCGATGGCGATCAGATTTTCCCGCTAGGATGGGCAATGATTTTGCAACGTGCTGGTGGAACTCACTTCATTGCTGACGCTGTGGCGCAGTCTGCAAATGGCGTCTTTGTGTCTCTTCCTGATGTCGAGGATGTGGACAACGCCGATATCAACCAACGCCTGCTGGAGGTCATTGAACAGATCGGCAGTTATTCAAAACAGATTCGTTCAGCAATTGAAGACGGTGTAGTGGAACCGCATGAGAAGACAGCAATTAACGACGAGCTGTACCTCTCAATTTCGAAGCTGCAGGAGCATGCAGCACTGGTCTACAAAATTTTTTGCATTTCAGAAAGTAATGACGCCCGCGAGTGTGCAGCTCCGGGCGCCGTGGCGTGTCGTGACTGTGGAGAAACTAACGCATGAACAGTTTAACAACACACTACCGTCGCTCGCAACTGATTGCGCTTCCTGTACCGGGTGGAAAAGCGAAGGTGGAGTATTGCTATGCAGTAAATGTACCAGGTGACAGGGTAATTGTAACCCACAGCTTTGCAGAGTGGGCTGTGGGTGATTTCAACCGGCAAAAGGAGACAGTCCTTTGCGACAAGTTAACCGCTGGTTCAAAGATCACTACGGAGTGCCCGTCAGAGTCATTCGTTGGGAGCCGGAAACACAACGGGTTATCTACCTACGCGAAGGTTATGAGCATGAATGCTTCAGTCCGCTCGAACAGTTTCGTCGTAAATTCAGGGAAATAGAGGTCGGTCATGAGCACTAAATTAACCGGCTATGTATGGGATGGTTGCGCTGCATCAGGCATGAAGTTATCCAGCGTGGCAATTATGGCCCGCCTGGCTGATTTCAGTAATGACGAAGGTGTGTGCTGGCCATCAATTGAAACCATTGCCCGTCAGATTGGCGCGGGGATGAGTACAGTCAGGACGGCTATCGCACGGCTGGAAGCAGAAGGCTGGTTAACGCGTAAGGCGCGTCGGCAGGGTAACCGCAATGCGTCGAATGTTTATCAGCTTAACGTTGCGAAGCTTCAGGCAGCGGCATTTTCTCAACTGTCAGATTCTGACCCGTCAAAATCTGACGCATCAAAATCTGACCCGTCAAAATTTGATGCGTCGAAATCTGGCAAAAAAGCGGGTTTTCACCCGTCAGAATCTGGTGGGGATCCGTCAGTAAAATCAAAACATGATCCGTCAGATAAAAAACCTTCTCGTCCGGACGCTTCGCAACCGGACACGCAGACGGATGAACAGGATTTTTTAACTCGCCATCCTGATGCGGTTGTATTCAGCCCTAAAAAGCGCCAGTGGGGGACGCAGGATGATTTGACCTGCGCACAGTGGCTCTGGAAAAAAATCATCACCCTGTACGAGCAGGCCGCCGAATGTGACGGCGAGGTGGTTCGTCCCAAAGAACCTAACTGGACAGCCTGGGCAAACGAAGTTCGCCTGATGTGTGTGCAGGATGGTCGTACTCACAAACAAATCTGCGAGATGTACAGCCGCGTCAGCCGCGATCCGTTCTGGTGCCGTAACGTGCTCAGCCCGTCGAAGTTGCGGGAAAAATGGGATGAGCTTTCCCTGCGCTTATCGCCGTTCGTCAGCACGCACACAGAAAAACGTGAAGACCCGTACTTCAAAGCCAGTTACGACAACGTGGACTACAGCCAGATCCCGGCAGGATTTAGGGGGTGATCATGAGTCTGTTAAATGACGTTCAGAAATTCATTGAAGCCCATCCGGGCTGTACTTCCGGAGACATTGCGGATGCTTTTGCCGGTTACTCACGGCAGCGCGTTCTGCAGTCAGCAAGCAAGTTACGTCAGAGTGGGCGTGTGGCTCACCGTTGTGAAGGAGATACACGCAGACATTTCCCGCGCCTGACTGAGAGAGCGCAGGAGCCGGAACCACAACCAGTTCGTGAAACCAGACCTGTGCGCAATTTCTATGTCGGCACTAACGACCCGCGGGTGATTTTGTGCCTGAGCCGCCAGGCTGAAGAACTGGAGTCCAGGGGCTTATACCGTCGTGCTGCAACGGTGTGGATGGCGGCATTCCGTGAAAGCCACTCCCAGCCAGAACGAAACAATTTTCTGGCGCGTCGTGAGCGGTGCTTACGGAAAAGCAGCAAGCGCGCTGTATCGGGTGATGAGTGGTATCTGTCAGGGAATTACGTGGGGGCTTAATGAGTAATAAATATTTCCAGGCGCTGGTGGAGTTGCGAAACAAACCAGCCCATGAACTGAAGGAAGTGGGCGATCAGTGGCGCACACCGGACAACATTTTCTGGGGAATTAACACCCTGTTTGGCCCGTTTGTTCTGGAGCTGTTTACTGACGGTGATAACGCCAAATGCGCCGCGTATTACACGGCGGAAGACAACGCGCTGGCGCATGACTGGTCAGAACGTCTTGCGGAGCTTAAAGGTGCTGCCTTTGGAAATCCTCCATACAGCCGCGCCAGTCAGCATGAGGGGCAATACATCACCGGCATGCGTTACATCATGAAGCATGCCAGTGCCATGCGTGATAAAGGCGGGCGCTATGTTTTCCTGATCAAAGCTGCCACCAGCGAAGTGTGGTGGCCGGAAGATGCAGATCATATTGCTTTTATTCGCGGGCGTATTGGTTTTGAACTGCCTGTCTGGTTTATCCCGAAAGACGAGAAGCAGGTGCCGACAGGAGCTTTCTTCGCTGGTGCTATTGCTGTTTTCGATAAGACCTGGAAGGGACCGGCAATCAGCTACATCGGGCGCGATGAACTTGAGGCATGTGGTGAGGCCTTTCTGGCGCAGGTTCGCCAGCAGGCGGAAAAACTGGTCAGGGAGATGGCGGCATGACGACGTTAACTCAATGCCAGCAGCAGGTGCTGGATATGCTGATTTCTTACCAGAAAGAACGTGGCTTCCCGCCAACCAATCAGGAGGTGGCAACCATGCTGGGATACCGTTCGGTGAATGCAGCGGTGGAGCATCTTCGCGCACTGGAGAAAAAAGGCGTCATCACGATAAAGCGTGGCGTGGCCCGGGGGATAACGCTTCATACCGCGGTGAAGGACGACGACAGCGAGGCTGTCGGGATTATCCGCTCACTGCTTGTCGGTGAGGAAAACGCCAGGCTGCGTGCAGCTCACTGGTTACATGAGAGGGGCCTGAAAGTATGAAGCTGATCCTGCCTTTTCCGCCCAGCGTGAACACGTACTGGCGACACCCCAACAAAGGGGCGTTTGCTGGTAAGATCCTGATAAGCGCGGTGGGGCGAAAATTCCAGAGCGCGGCGTGCGCAGCAATAGTTGAGCAGTTACGTCGTCTGCCGAAACCAACGTCGGCACCTGCTTCAGTGGAGATCGTGTTGTTTCCTCCGGATAACCGGATCCGCGATCTGGACAACTATAACAAGGCGCTGTTTGACGCCCTGACCCACGCGGGTGTGTGGGAAGACGACAGTCAGGTGAAAAGAATGCTGGTGGAGTGGGGACCAGTTATCCCGGAAGGGAAGGTCGAGATCACTATCAGTAAGTACGAGAAAACGGCGGGTGCAGCCGCCTGATTAAGAGGAGAAACGAAGTATGAATAATCTGATGGTCATTGATGGTATTGAAGTTCGTCGTGATGCTTATGGGCGTTACAGCCTGAACGATCTGCATCGCGCAGCAGTAGCATCTGGTGCAAATGCCAGAACCAAGGAGCCAGGAAAGTTTCTTTCCAGCCAACAAACTGTTGAGCTTATTCATGAATTGACCAACACCCAGAATTTGGGTGTTGGCCCGGTGAGTGTGATTCATGGGGGAAATGAACGGGGAACGTATGTCTGCAAGGAACTGGTGTATGCCTATGCAATGTGGATCAGCCCGTCATTCCATCTGAAGGTGATCCGTACTTTCGATATGGTAACCAGCGCACCGGAAAAATTATCCGGGCAGGCTGCTGACAAGATGCAGGCTGGAGTGATTCTGCTGGACTTTATGCGCAGGGAGTTAAACCTGTCTAACTCTTCAGTGCTTGGGGCCTGTCAGAAACTCCAGGAGGCTGTTGGCTTACCGAATCTGGCACCGCGCTATGCCATTGATGCTCCTGCTGACGCGCCTGATGGCTCAAGTCGCCCGACACTGTCGCTGAGTGCACTGCTGAAACAGTATGGTATCCGCCTTACGGCTAATCAGGCATATCACCAGATGGCGAAGCTGGGGATCGTCGAACAGCGCGAACGATACAGCCGTACAGCGATTAACAACATCAAAAAATTCTGGTCGCTGACAGCGAAAGGCTGCATGTTCGGCAAGAATATCACCAGTCCCGCAAATCCGCGTGAGACGCAGCCGCATTTCTTCGAATCCCGATTCCCTGAGCTGTTAAAGCTGCTCGATACCGTTCATTGAGGTGACCGTGAGAGCACTACTGACCCCTGAAATTGCCCCGCGTATGGGGATCGTATTGTTCAGACCAGGTTCAGAGCTGATGCCCCTGTTTATGCAGGGGCGTGTCCTGCTGGAGCCTGAGCCGGAACGTTACTCATCTTTCGCCAGTGGTGCTGTTCCGGCGGCATCACAACCGCTGGCGGATGATCCTGCCGTTCGGGCCGTGTTCCGCAATGAGGCAGTGATCCGTCGTGCTGGTGGCGTGGAATGTCTTGAAAGCTGGTTACTTCGTGAAAAAGGCTGCCAGTGGCCTCATTCCGACTGGCACAGCGAGAACATGACCACAATGCGACACGCTCCGGGCGCAATCCGTCTGTGCTGGCACTGCGATAACCAGCTGCGCGATCAGTTCACGGAACGGCTGGAATCAATGGCAACGGATAACTGTGCCCGCTGGGTGTTGTCTGTCGTGCGTCGGGATCTCGGTTTTAATGATAGTCACGTTGTGACAATGCCGGAACTGTGCTGGTGGCTGGTTCGTAATGACCTGGCGGATGCCTTACCGGAAAGTGCAGCCCGTAAGGCACTGAGATTACCGAAGCCTGTTGTGCCGTCTGTCACCCGGGAAAGTGACCTTGTGCCTTCGGTTCCTGCCACCAGCATCATCCAGGATAAAGCGAAAAAGGTGCTGGCGCTGAAAGTGGATCCGGAGTCGCCGGAGTCTTTTATGTTACGCCCAAAACGTCGCCGCTGGGTTAATGAAAAGTACACGCGCTGGGTTAAGACGCAGCCGTGTGCATGTTGTGGAAAGCCTGCTGATGATCCCCACCACCTGATAGGCCACGGTCAGGGGGGAATGGGTACAAAAGCGCATGATCTCTTTGTGTTGCCTTTGTGCAGAAAGCATCACGACGAGCTGCATGCGGATACCGTGGCATTTGAAGAGAAGTATGGCTCCCAGCTGGAGCTGATATTTCGTTTTATCGATCGTGCGCTGGCAATTGGCGTGCTGGCCTGATTTTTGTGGAGTAAGTTGATGCGTGATATGTATGAAGTATTGGACCGCTGGGGAGCATGGGCTGCAGCAGACAACAGTGGTGTGGACTGGCAGCCGGTAGCAGCAGGCTTCAAGGGGCTTTTACCTCATGGCAAAAAGTCACGGATTCAGTGTGATGATGACGAAGGCATTATGATAGACAGTTGTGTGGCTCGGTTGAGAAGGTATAAACCAGAGGAATATGAGCTCATCATAGCCCACTTTGTTATTGGTATCTCATTACGCACTATTGCCAAAAAGAGAAGGTGCTCTGATGGCACTATTAGGAAGGAGTTGCAAACCGCAATCGGTTTTATAGAGGGGGTTGTAAGTATACTTGTGTAAAATAATAAAAGGCGGTAGTACCGCCTTAATGATCGAATCGTTGTATGTTTTCATGGAATCTACAAAAGTGAATGGATATTTTGAATAGTAAAATGTAGAAACCAACTTGACTTAAAGTTATGGCTTTGCATTTATCATTCAAGAGTTTTTGTAATTCTTCCGTTGGTAATTGGTATACATCATCAAGAAAAACGATGCATTCTTCTAAGTTGTCTGATTCAGGAAGATAAAAAATATTAGTAATTAACTGCTTCCTTATAGCATCAATTTTGCTATCTATTGAGGTCTTAGAAACTCCGTTGGAGAGAAGAATAGCTTCGAACTTAGATAAACTTACTAACGGAGCAAAGACTGCACGCATTGGCACATCACGATTATTACTTGTATCTATATCGCAACTGTTGCTTAATATAATTCCTCGTGTTTTTTTAGTTCCTTTAATTGAATATACTGTAAGCTCCTTAAATATATCTCCCTGAAGTGCAGCATTTTTCAGATCATCATGATAATTGCTAAGGTAGTAGTTAGTGTTTTCAGGGAAATCTCTAAGTGCATTTATTAGCCCTTCTTTTTGAGGAGCTGTTAAATAATATGGAATTTGATCTTTGAATTTCTCGATATCAAAAATGTTATTACTCATCACTTAATCCAAGTATAAATCCCACAGTGAAGCATGAACGACTTTATTTATTTCACTGCCTAAAGACACCTGGTTTGTTGATAATTTTTCATAAAAGTTTGTCATCGAGGCTGCAAGTCTTTGATCAACTGAGATTGTGCTCCCTGCTTTATATGTTTGTGTGATGGAATGAACTGAATCGGTAGTTGAAGACTTATACTCCAAAGCGTGATTTTTGACGATTAAACTTTGTTGAGGACCATGCTGTTGATTTTGGGCAATGTCTGTTAATGCTGTTATATGCAGACCATATAAAACCAAAGTTAATACTTGAAGTTGAGCTCGATAAACATGATGAGACGGATACATATCATACCACCATTTCTATTTGTAGGATGGTTCTAGTTCTTGAATTGTTGACTCTTTAAGGCAACTAAAGAAAGCTAATTTATTACAGGAGTGAAGATCATCAAGAATTTTTTTGGGTTCGTTTTTAAACTTATCTATTTCATCAGTATTAGTGATTTGCCTAATACTGTCTATGTCTAGGATTAGTCCTTTTTTATTAAATTCTCCATTATCTGACATGACTAAAGCATGAGATAATATTTGAATTATATTTAGAAATGCGCCTTCATTTTTATCGATTCTGATATTGATCGGATAATTAGACATAGACTCGCCAGCCATATTTAAGCTGACGTTTAGCTTATCAAATAAATTAGAATCGTCTTCTTTTGGGAAAAAATCTACATACTTTAATGAGTAGCGGATGATGTTGTCATTTAAATTTAATTTGTTAAGCTCATTTAATACATGAATGATTTTTTCTCTAAAATGACTCCACCCTTGATATTTGGTGCTGGTGGATACAACAACACCATGGTCACTTAGTCCAATATAGTACCCTTCGATTTCGAGGCGACTGACAACTGCGTAATGTAATTGTTCATCTCCCTCACGAACATTTTTAGGTATTTGACTGGGTGGTAAACTAATTACTGGTTTTGTACAACCTAGAGCGTGAAAAAGAAACCCTGGAACTATTTCCGATATTTGTGTTTCTTTAGAAAAACGCATTTCGAAAGCAGCTTCGATTACTGGTTGTTTTGATAGAGATGTTGGAATGAGCATTTAAAACCCATAGTATGTTTTATGAGCTGATTGGATTTTGAGCATAGCTACCGCACGAATCTTCGAGGAAGATCCAAACATGTGCCTAATGTCGCATCATGCTCAAGGCGGCATAAATTTTGTTTACTGAGTATAAGATTAACAACCATTAACTTCCATCAAAAATGCTAACGCGTACGCAAAAACTATTGTATCGTGTTAAGAGTGGTCACTTCGCCACACAGCTTAAACCCGCCGTCGAGCGGGTTTGTCGTTTCTGGACCCGGCTATTTGTTGAGCCTGGTCTATACCGCAGTTATCCATTGGCTCGGCCTCTTTTACGTTTCCGCTTCTGATTTGCGGTACATGATGTTCCCTCAATTTGCACCTCCTGTATTGGCGAGGTGAGAGATAACTACAAATGCCTCATAACCCAAATACCTGGCTGGAGTTGCTCCAGAGCTGGTGGCGTGGAGACACACCGCTGGGCGCAGTGATTATGTCGATCGTTATGGCTGGTTTACGTATTGCCTATTTTGGCAGTGGTGGTGGCTGGAAACGAAAAACGCTCGAGATTTTGCTCTGTGGTGCTCTGACGCTGACTTTTGCATCCGCTCTTGAGTATGTCGGATGGCCTAAATCGCTTTCTGTTGCCATTGGTGGCGGCGTTGGGCTGATCGGTGTCGATGCTATTCGTGGGGCTGCAATGCGAGTAATCGGTAACAAATTTGGTAGCTCGAAGGAGTAATTTATGCAGGAACTAAATCCCTGAAGTGGCACACTGAATTTGGCCACCT